CAAGATGCAAGAAAAGCATTTGAGGACCAAAAGACTAGAGAGAGATTTGCTGCTGAAGGTCTTAGTGGTTTGACAGGAGCAGAGTTCCAAGCAAGAAAAGCAGAACTTGGTGGACTACAAGCTGTTGGTGCTGAAGAACAACAAAGGCAACAACAATTATTAGATGAATCTTATCAAAGATTTTTACAAGAAAGACAATTTCCAGAGCAACAATTAGGAACTTATCAAGGTTTTGTTGCTGGTGCTTCACCATTTTTAGGAACTGTGCAAACTAGACCACAAACACAAACATATAGAGATAGTCCTATTGAAAGAGCATTAGGTTTAGCCGGTACTGGTTTAGGAACTTATGAAACAGCACAGAAAGTAGGATTATTTTCTAAAGAAGGTGGTAAAGTAGAAGAGGGAACATCTGGTGGTCTTATTGATTTACCAATTATACAAAGAAGAGAACCTAATCAAGTTTTAGATTTAAGAAAACCATATGATGAACCAGGATTTAAAAGTCAAGGTGAGAGAATAGCAGATACAGTTAAAGGTTTTCTTAGGTCTTTAACAGGAGGTGAAGAGGAGATAGATGAAATAGATAAAGAAAAATTAGCTATATTAAAAGCAAAAGCAGATAAAAAAAGAAAAGGTTTTAATCCAACGGAAGCAAGAAGTCCAGAAATAGTAGTAGGTAGTCCATTATCTGAAGAAGTTGTAAAAAATTTAGATGATGATACTCTTCAAGCAATAAAAGAAAATGCTATTAAATCAGCTGCAATGATAAATAAAGTTCCAACAGGTAAAGCATTCGAACAGGTTATGGAAGAAATAAAAAATAGAACAGCACTAGAAGAGCAACCTATTATAACTGAAACTGATGAATCTAATATACCTCCAGGATTTTCAGAAGAGGGTGAGTTTGTGAATGTACCAGATTATGTAGACCCTAGAGACTTAGATGATACTATTATGTATCAAGTTAAACCTGATGAACCTAAAACAGAAGTAAAAGAAGAAGCTCCTGGTGTTGATAAAAAAGGATTACCAAGTATGAGAGAGGCATTAGTAAAAAAAGAAGGTCTATTTTCTTCTCTTGATGCAGAGTTAAAGAAAAGAACAGCAGCTAGATTAAAAAATATTAAAGACAGTAAAGAAGCAGCAAAGTCACAAGCTAGAATTGATTTCTTAATGGGATTAGGTAGAGGTAAGAGAGACCCTAATGACCCAAGAGCATTTGCAGGATTAGAAGCAAAAGGTCAAGAAGCTGTTGCAGCAACTGCAGATTTTAATGATAAAATTGCTGCATTAGATAGTCAAGAGTTAGATGTATTAGATGCTTCTGTTCAGGATAGATTTAACATTGAATCAGAAAAATTAAATCTTTCATTTAAGAATGGTGAATTAACTAGACAGGAATTTATGGATGCATTAGAAGAAAGAAAAGTAGCAGCACAAGAAAGACTAGCTGGTATTAATGCAGCATCTACATCTTTACAAACTATTCAATCATTATTAACTGACTTAGATAATCAAAGAATTGACTCTGGTGAATTTGAATCATTAAAACAACAGTATATTAGAGAAGGTATTATTCTTCCAAGACATGCTAATTTAAAAGAGGTAGAGGACCCTGACCCTAATAAAGGTGATAATAGTAAATTAAGTGATATAAGTAAACAAGAAATAACTGTAGGTAAATAATGACAAGTAAAATTACTTATGACTCTTTAATGAGAGATGATGAATTTTTACGTGATGCCTATAAAGCATTACAAGCACAAGGTATTAATGTTAGTAAACAAAGAGGTGATATTCTTGATAGAATGTTAACTAACAAAAGATACTTTGATACAAATATTGCATCTACTTTTGTTATTGGTGATAACGTAAAAGATATGTCTGATGAGAATAAACAATCATTTGGCAGAGCTATAGATAAGATAGAACAATTACCAAGCATAGGTAAAGAAGGTGCTGCACCTACCTCTGATTTATTAAAAGATTATTTAGTAGCTGGTGTTACTGACCCTACTAACTTATTATCTATTATTGCTGGTGCATTTACATTTGGTGCTGGTGGTGCTGCTGTTCAGGCAAGTAAAGAAACAGCAAAAGCTGGTATTAAAAGTTTACTAAAAGCAAAAGTAAAGAATGCTGTAGGTAGAAAAAAATTAGTAGCTACAGGTAAAACTTTATTAGCTGAAGGTGCTATTGCTGGAGTTGGAGGTATTACACAAAACTTAAAAGCACAAGATGTAGATATGGCATTAGGTAGAAGAGAACAAGGAAAGTTTGATTTTGGTTCTGCTTTGGCACAAGGTGCATTAGAAGGTGTTGCTAGTCCAGTTGCAGGTTTTGCATTAGCTGGTATAGGTAAAGCAGGTTTAGAAGGTGTTAAAGGTGTAGGTAGAATAACTGGTAAAGGTTTAGAAAAAACAAAAGTAGGCAAAAATATTTTAAAAAATGCTGAACAAGCTGCTATGTATACTAATAGAATTAAAAACTACATACTGCCTTTTGGAGGAGTAGATGATGTTACTCAAAGAAACTTTGAAGCAGGAAGAGCTATATTTAAAGAAGTAAAAGCAGATACAGAAAGATTAGTTGATGATATTAAATTAGCAGAACAAAGATTTGTTAAAGATGATGGACTAAATATACCTGATGAAATAAGATTAACTGCTGAACAAAAAAGAAATATAATTAATGCTGCAATGGAAGGTGATACTGTAGCATTAAGACAGTTACAAGAAAGAGCTGATAGAGTTCCAGGAGATGTAGGAATATATAAATCTATTACTGACTTTGTTAAATTAAGAAAAAATGTATATAATAAAATTAGTAAATATACAGACCCAGTTAGTGAAAAAGTAGAAACTATTTATAAGATAAAACCTAATGAATATGTTAAAGATGTTTATGAAAGAACTGCAAGAGGTGAAAGAATACCATTTAAGTTATGGAAAAGATATGAAGCTAATGATGACTTAATTAAACAATATCAAGCTATAGCTAGAACAGATGCAGAGGAACAAGTTAAACTTGGTATTAGAAAAGGTAAAATAAATAAAGACACTGGTGTAGTAGAGGAAGTTGGTGAAGTTAATAAAACTTTTTTACCACAGACTGAAGGTAAACTAGATGTTACTAAACAAACTAAATTAATAGATGATTTTGTTGAAAAACAAGTTTATGAATCTTTTTATCCAAAAGCAAAAACAACAAGGTTTGGTGGATTAAAAACTAAAAAAGAAATAAATCCTATATTAAAAAAAATATGGGGTGTTAATACCAGTGCTGCAGTTAGAGCTGCAGAAACTATAGGTGCTATTACAGAACCTGTATCAGAGGTGTTAGTAGCAGACCAAATAGGTAGAAGTTTACTTGGTAGAGGTATAGGAATAAGAGTAAAAGGTGATACAAAAGTAGCTAGAGCAGAAGCTATTAAACAAAGACCTGGTGAAGATATGGTGCCTTTAGTAGGTGGTAAAGAGGCAGAAGATGTTGGTATTAGACTACCAAGAACTGATATATTTAATCCTGAGTTAGGACAAATATTTGTACCTAGAGATGTTGCAGAAAAGATAAGAGTATTAACAGATACTAAACCTGTATTTGGTAATGCCTTTTTAGGAAGTTTATTTTCTGGTGCTAATGGTTATTTAAAAAAAGGTGTTACTGTTTATAATCCATATGGCCATATAAGAAATGCTTTAGGTGTACCACAATATGTGGCTGCTTCTGGTAATGCTAGAGGCATAGGAAAATATGCATACAAATATGTAACAGGTGATAAACAAACAAAAGATAAATTTAAACAGATAGCTGATAGACTTGGTGTTACTGCTACTAATGTGGAGATAGGGCAAATATTAGGAAGATTAGCTGATGCTAGAAAAATAGAAAGTGAAGAAGGACTAAAAGGATTTTTAGGTAGAAGATTTTTAGACTTAGCATCTGGTGGTGTATCTGCTGTAGAGAGAACTAAACTTGGTACAAAAGTATCTAGAAAAG